CGTAATTGCCAATGAGTGAATGCGACTCCGAGCAGTTCGCCTCCTGGTCTACCTGGACGGAAAGTGATTTCAGAAACACGCCGAGGTCCCGGTACATGCGATCTCGAATTTCGCGATAGGCCTGAATCCGAGCCGCTCGGATGGCTCCGCCCTCGGGATTTGAGCCCAGGGCTTGCAAAAGCAGGTCTCGGATTGCCTCCTGGACGGGCCGGTCAGGGCAGACGGCCTGTGCGTACTCGAAAACGCCCTGGTAGGCCGAATCGTTCAGGTCCAGGGTCAGGGTACGCTTCGCCCTCCCCACGCTGTGGGACAGGTAAAAGCTGGCTGGGCGGCCACTCGCCATGCTCCCCGTCCTGCCAGCGTTTCGCGGGAAGTGCAAGCGCCGGGCGGGGTGCTGGCCAGGGCGAAGACAGCGACCAGACCAATCCAGATTGGCTGTCACGGTCGGTACGAGCTACCGGATTTCCTCGATGCGCTGAAAGTCAGCAATAATATACAACATGGAGTTTGAAACCATACGCGATATGTGTGTAGGGGGTATTTCCCCAGTTGCATCCAGTTTCCAGTAAGTATAGTAAGGAGAAAAGAGGACACACATTTTCGAGGCGACAAAACCAATTTCATAGTTTGGCTTATACTAATAGACGAGGAAGCAATGCCGATGCCAAACTCCCCCCCACCCCTCCGAAATTTCCGCCATTGGCTCGAGGAAAATAGGGGCCTCCAGGAAACCACAGCCTGGACCTATGCCCAAATGATACGCAATTTTCTACGGCCTTTGCAGGACCCCAATCGGCTACTACGCGACCCAGTCGAGTTCTCCCAATCGGTACTCGAGTACGACCAGAGCATCGGTCCGAGGAACCGAGCCCTGTTCCGATGCGCGCTCCGCGCATTTGCCCGGTACGTCGACGAGAAGGCGCCTGGAACTGGCCTGGAGACGTTCCAGCTGCCTCCCCTGCCTGACAGGCGCTACCAGTCGGGAAAAGCCCAGGCCGACGAAACCAGGGCGATTCTCGGCCCCCTGTTGCGGACGCTGCGTGGCAAGCACCTGAAGTGGGCTGTCATCGAGCGATTGCGCTGGGAGGACAAAAGGGTCATCAGCGGAGAAGTGCACCTGGAATATGCGCCGAAACGGGTGCATTACAGGGTCGATCGCGCGACCCTCGAAGCCCTGAGCTTGTGGGCAGGGAATGGCAAACCGGCCAGGCCAGAGCAACCAATAGTACCAAGCAAACCTGGGGCAGACACTCCGATGTCCGCGTATCGGATGAGCCAGATCGCAGGTGACTAGTGGGTTGACCGAGCGTAGAACGCGCCTTCTTCAGTCAGCGTTTTTACAAGAAAACGCTTCTCTAGCAGGCTTTCTAAAGCATCGTCGGCTACCTTCTTGGTGAGCCCTGATCGACGGAGAGCATCGGAATAGCTCATCGGTTTTCGATCGAAAGCCACGTACAGTCGACGCTCGTCTCGCTCCGCCTTGTCAGTCGCGATACCCTCCGCGATTTCCTGAACCGATTGAACATGGAGCTCCGTCAGGTCGATGGCTGGCGCAATGTCGTCCAATCGGATCCACCATGGTCCCCCATGCCTGGCCTTCCCAGTATCCCAGGCTAGGAGGAGGGCCACTTTCAGGGCGTGGCCCTGGGCGCGGTGAATGGCTGCCTGAACCGAACTGCGCGCGTTTCGCGCTCTATCAAGGATTTGATCGACCCATGATTCCCAGAGGCGCATGGCTTGTTCGTCCAGTCCCTGACATGGTCCAGGGTCTGAGCCGCTGAAGAGGTCTCCCCATGCCATGTAGCTTTTGAGCAATGAAACCAATCCATCCCTGACTTCAGGTCCCCCTCGCTCCTCAAATGATGAATAGCGAACGCGCCGTTCGGAGGTTGCATGAACCGTGAAGAACCTGGCGAGGAACCCCTCGAGCCAGTCGACCTGAGTCGTATACGCCTCGAGTAGTCCAGGGGTGATGCCCGCCAGGATCGATAGGCGTGGGTTGGGTTCTACTTTTCGTCTCTTACGTCCCTGGCGCTCTACCAGGGCGCGCTCGGCCCGTCCACAGTCATAGATCTTGGTCAGGACCATGCGCAGTGGGGAGAGCTGGCTCTTTTCCGAGGCCTGAAGAAAGGAGCCGAACTCATCAAAAAACAGGACCTGAGGGCGTCCAGTCAGCTGATCCACGCATGCCTCAGGCGATCCGGGGGTGGCCATCGGGCAGCCAGGGATGGCCAGCTCCTGAACTGATTGTGCGGCATTGATCGCGCGAGTCTTTTGGCTGACCGAGGATGGTCCAACGAGGAGCCCGTACAGGTTTGCCCGGAGGGGTACTACGCCAGGAAACGCCAGGTCAGTTGGGACACTTTGACTCAAGAGGACCAGCCCACTCACCATGTGATAGGCCACGTTACTCCCAAGCCAGGCCCCAGACCACTCCACGTAACGCCTCAGGAATCCGCCGGAAGGCATGGCTGCCCAAACTGAATTTTCGGAGATCATTGGAAGCCTCGAGGAGGGCAACGGTACGCAGCCCCAAATTCCTGAGCAAGAGAATCTGGACATCGAGCCCAAGCGGCTCCTACCTTGCGACCCTCGGTAGAGGCTGACATGGTCACGTTCGCACTGGACCAGTCATGCACCCAGGAAATCACTGCGGCCCAAGAGATTCCGGGCGTTGCGGTTCGCAGAGGTCGACTCATCGCAGGGGACAATGCGCGCCGGCTAGTTCGCGATCTCTGTCCTTCCGCAGTAGAACTGACTGTAAAGAAGCCACCCCCGTATAAGGCCCACACCGCTCTGCCCTGGATCCGCGAATGGGTCCCGGAGTTTCTGACGCACTATCAAAGGTCTGGGGTCAAGTGCGCGCTGGAGATGGGTTCGTGTTTGTTACTTTGGGCTGCGGGTTCGGGCAAGACGCTGGCCGCGCTCGTCTGGATCCTATCCGCCGGATGTCAGGTCTCGGTAGTCGCGACCAAGGCTGCCATTCGCCCGACCTGGAAACGCGAGATCGAGACGTACTGCCAGGGGGTCGACCTGAGGGTACTCGAGGGAAGGCCGGAGAAGCTCGAGCGACTGAAGGATAGACCAATCATCCTGGTAGTTAGTTACCAGGGGTTGCCGGATTGGTTCGATGTCATCCGCGAATTGGCCCCGCTTTCCGTAGTGTTCGATGAATCGCATGTTGCGAAAAGTCACAAGCGCTTCTACGCTGAGCCAGAGCCTGATGGGGGACTGACTTTCTCGCTCAGGAAGAACAGGGCAGCTGCCTGCTACCGATTGTCGCGCTGCGCTTCCCGTCGACTCGCCACCACAGCAACCCCCATCCAGGACAGGGTGCGGGACCTCTGGGCTCAGCTCGATCTGATCCATCCACAGGAATGGGGCTCGTACTGGGCCTGGGTTCGGAGGTACGCGGGAGCGAAGGAAGCTCTCTATGGGATGGATGATCGGGGTTCGAGCAACCTCCGCGAGCTGAAAAGCAGGATCGAGCTGGTCTCCCACCGCGTCCCCTACTCGGTTTCGGCGAGATCCCTGCCTCCCAAGCGTCGGCTTGTCACGTACCTGAGCGTGGCCGAACAGGTCCGGCCTGAGGGAGGGATCGCTCGCGAGATCAAGGCAGCGGCGAAGCGCGGGGCGACCGCTCTCCTCGAGGCCAGGATCATGGAGGCTGCCGGACGCAAGCGAAAGGTAGTCCTGGCGCACGCGCGAGACGCCCTCGAAGCTGGCCTGAAAGTAGTTATTTTCACTGGTAGGCGGGCCGATTGTGAGCGCCTAGCGAGAGAAGTTGAGGCCTGGCCAGAGATCCCGGCGCTTCTGACTTGGTGTGGCCACGGCGGACAATCGCCAGAGGAACGGGAGAACATGCGAGCTGGGTACATGCGCTCGAATGGTCCGGCCCTCCTCATTGGAACTGGTGATGCCTGGGGCGAAGGACTGGATCTGCAAAATACCCATCTCGCGCTCTTTGCGATGCTTCCGTACACTCCTGGGAAAGTGATCCAGTGGGAAGGACGCTTCTGCAGGCTTGGTCAGAAGACGCCTGTCCTGATCCGGTACCTGATCTGCGAGAGCACTGTGGACGAAGACGTTGCGGCGATCCTCCTTGGAAAGCTGCCTGGCGTGGAGAGAGTCATCGGCCAGGAGGAGATCGAGGGGATGGGGCGGATCCTGGTAGGGGCGACGGAAGAGGAGCTCCTGAATAGCCTGTGTGAGAAAGTTTTGGGGGAAAAGTCATGACTGGAACGGACGTGCCACGGTGGTTGCTTTCCTCAAGCTCCGACCCGCGAGCGCCGGCCATCGTGGACGGGACGGGCACTCACAAAAGGCACGGGCCGCACTACTCTCGGCGTACGCCAGGCTCCAAGACGTTCACGGGGGTGGGCCGAGAGGTCGTCCTTATCTTGGGCGGACATCCGAGGATCGAGAGATGACCTTCGAAGAACTGAGTACGGGGCTCGTGGCAGTGTCGCGGATCATCACGAAAGCTGGGTTTCAGGCTGGCAAGGATGAGATCGCAACCTTGCTGGATCTCGCTGGGAATGAACTCATCCGTCTCGCGGATGAGCTGGTCCATGGAAAGAAAGAAAAAGAGAAGGAAGAGGGAGAAGAGAAGGAAGAGAGCCTAGACAAGGTGAAATGATGCGGCGGTTCACTCTCCAGCTGGGGGAGGCTAGCGAAGTGCTTGAACGACTACGCCCTGGGTCCATTGACGCTCTGATAACGGATCCTCCAGCTGGGATCTCCTTCATGGGGAAGGACTGGGACTACGACCATGGGGGGCGCGAGGGCTGGGTTAGGGCATTCGCATCGATTTTCGGCTTGTGCCGAAAGAGTTTGAAGCCAGGTTCGCATGCTTTCGTCTGGGCTCTCCCTCGGACATCTCACTGGACAGCTTGCGCCCTAGAAAATGCTGGGTTCGAGATCCGAGACATCGTCGTGCATCTGTTTGGCACTGGCTTCCCGAAAAGCGTCAACCTGGGGAAGGGGTGGGGAACAGCACTCAAGCCAGCTGGGGAGCACTGGATCTTATGTCGGGTTCCAGTCGAAGGGACGGTAGCGAGCAACGTGCGACGCCATGGGGTGGGCGGACTGAATGTTTATGGGTGCCGTATCGGGAATTCCCCTGTTAGCACTCATTGTAGAGGTTCGAATACCGCGTATCCAAAACAGGTTAGCGCGAAAACTGTGGAGGAAACAGGCAGGACAAAGGCCCAGGGAGACATTGATCGTTCGCCTAGACAGGGTCGCTGGCCCGCCAACGTGGTCTTTTCACATGCTGTCGAGTGTCGAAACAGTCTGGGTAAAGAGAAGATGAGTCGGAACTACGCAGGTGGGCTGCCAGAGCTTGGTACCGATCGTGGACATACCGATGGAGGTGGCAAAGAAATTATCGAGTCCTGGGAGTGCGAACCTGGCTGCGCTGTGGCGGAGCTAGATAGGCAGAGTGGAGTTTTAAAGAGTGGCGCATTCAAGGGTGTGGTGCAAAAGGCCCGTCCTAGTCAGCGCAGTAAAGGGGCAGAATACGCGAGAATCAGGAAGGACACACCGAGTTCAGCTGGAGCAGCCTCCCGATTTTTCTACTGCGCCAAGCCATCCAGGTCCGAACGCGGAGAGGAAAACGATCATCCCACCGTGAAATCGCTCAAGCTCATGAGGTGGCTCTGTCGTCTCATCACGCCACCTGATGGAATCGTTCTGGACCCCTTCATGGGTAGTGGGACCACGGGCATCGCAGCGATTCTGGAGGGTTTCCGTTTCGCTGGCATAGAGCGCGATCGAGCGTATTTCCAGATCGCCCAAGAGAGGATCAGAGAGGCGAAGTAATGGCCAGCTTCGAACAAGGCAAGATCCTGATCGACACGGGCCCGTCGCCGAGGGGCTTCCATCGCATCGAGGCGTACTTGCGCTGCCCTCAGCTCTTTGCTTGGGGGTATGGCTCGGGTGGCGATGGGCCTGAGGCCAAGGCGCGCCATGACAGGCTCTTCCCACCTGATGGCAAACTGGTCAGGGGAGCGATCGGCCACGTTGGCCTGGCGCATGTCTATGCAGGCGCGCAAGCGATCCAAGAGGGAGAGGACCCCAGGGCCTACCACGATCCTCTGACTGCCATGCAGCTCGTCGCCGAGCAGTTCGGAGAGCTTGGCGAGGAACAGCTGCCAGTGGCCAGCAGGGCTGTCCAGGGCTACGTTGCCCACTACCAGGGCGAGGGGATCAAGATCCTGGGAGTAGAGCAGCTCGAAAAGACCGAGTTTCATGGCTGGCCCTACACGGCTCGAGTCGATCTCGAGTACGAGGATCGAACGGGTAAGGTCTGGTATGTAGATCACAAGTTTGTCGCCAAGATAGACAAGCGGACTCAGAGTAGATATTCCTTGTCTGGTCAGGTCTTGGGGCTGGGCTGGATCGGAGCCAGGAAGTGGAAAGAGCGCTTCGCGGGCGTCCTTCTCAACTTCGTAGGGTGCGTGAGACCTGGCTTTTTGCGAGCGATCCCAGACCCAGCCCCATTCATGTTTCAGCGATATCCCGAGGTGGTGGCTGAGGCTGGGGAGGGAATCAGGTACTTAGAGGGGGCTCGAGAGAGTGGGCAGAAGATGCCTGTCCTAGCCTCTACCAGCGAATTCACCTGTCAAACGCCCTACGGGCCCTGTCCAGCCCTGCGCTTCTGTCAGTGGGGCCCGCCAGCTGGGGAAGAGCCATGACTGGCCCGATGGACGCTAGTTTTACGATCATTTACGATGAGTTGAAGGGGGGGAAAACGACCGATCTCTTGGCTGCCTTCCCTCGAGCTACCTGGGTGGCGGCTCCTGGCGCGCTCGCCCCAGCGGAAAGCGTTTGGGGCTTCAAGCCACCAGCGCGATACGATCTCGAGACCTTCCGTCAGGTGAGCGAGCTCGCCGATCGCTTGAAGCCCAGCGATATCGCCCTTGTGATCGATGATGCGACGCTACTCGCCGATCGGACGGCCGACTATCTCATGACTCGGAAAGGCCTCAGTGGCTACGACCTCTGGGGAACGATCCTGATCCAGGCTGTCCGGATGCGCGACAAGCTCCGGCGAAAGGGCATTCACATAGCGTTTTCTTGTCACCCCAGGCATGCGCATATGGAAGCTGGAGTACGGGTGAAAGGCGGTCCGAGTTTCCAGGGCCAGTGTTTTCTGAAACTACCGTCCGCCGCTGATTTTCTTCTCCGAGGCGAGGCCAGGGGTGAGTCGAAAGAGGCGAATGGCGGTGTTGGCTGGCCACGAGTCTACCGGACCGGCTACTCACCTGACTGGATGCAGGGCTCGCGGTACGCGACCCCAGACATGGCTCCGATGAACCTCGGAGAAATCTTGAGACTTGCTGGTTACGCGATCCCTCGCCTTCCTGGCCTCGAGTGGCAGGAACTGGTGGCAGAGAAACTGGCTGGAATCCTTCAAGGCCACCTGGACGATCCTGAGTACGTCCAAAACAGGCTTGAGACAGCGAAAAAAGCGATTCTGACGAGGAACATCGAAGAAGCCCATGCGTACTGGGCGCTTCGGGACGGATACGATCGAGCGGTGCTGAGGCAGCTGAAGGGCACTCAACGTAAAACCATGTATGGGGTGTGAAAATGGCTGATGGCTGGGAAATCGAATGCGATTTGCGAGGACTCCCTCCGGTAGACGTACTCAACGCCGAGCTGGCCCCTGGCCCGCACAAGGCTCAGATCCTGGGTTGTCGAGAGGTCAGGGCGGACGACGTCAACAAAAAGGGAAGCCTCCGGTTCTCTGTCCTGGACATCGAGGAAACCTCTCTCAGCCAGGGAATGCAGGCGCAAGTAGTCATCGGTACCGACTACTCCAAGGACTTCAATTGTCAACATACAGTGAATTTGCTCCATGGAATTGGGGCGAACCCCGAGAAAGTGAAGAGCATAAAGCGGCTCTCTTCCAAGATGTTCGAGGGAAAGAGCTGCTACATCTATGTGAAGGCAGCGGTTGGAGAGGTCGACGAACTCGGTCGCAAGCCCCTCCAGCAGATCAACTTCGTGACTGCCGAGATGTATCTGGCAGCGAAAAGAGCAGCCAAGGTCGCGATCCAACCGCCCAGCGAGGCCACGCCCAAGGCTGATCTGATGGCTGCGACTGGGTCGACCAATTCACGCGGTTCGAGGAAGACGGCCGAGGTCCCCGCTGAGGACATCGATGGGCTCTTCCGACCTTAGGCTCAGGGATCCGGTAGTCGGCGTCTGTCCCTGTGGAGGGCCTGCCACAGTGCAGATCTGGGAGGTCCCCTACGTCTACTTCTGCTACGCCCATGGTTGGCTATGGGTAAAAAGTCAGGAGAAAAAGAGAGCGGACATCGCCCTCATGAACGACGATGGAGAGGGCCTGGACAAGGCGATCAGTGATTTTTGCCGCTCGATCGAGCCTGAGCCGACCCTGGCTGAGCGACTCTGGGGATACGCGAGGAAGCTGTGGCCACTATGATCTACGGTCCCCAGGCCCTGGGGGCGCGCTGTGATGTGTGCCCTCTCCGAGAGGCGAGACAGGGCGATCCCGTTTCTCCCCAGTGGCCTGAGGATCCGCTGGCGCTCCTCATCGGAGCCAATCCCGGACCGACCGAAGTGGAAAAAGGGAGGCCTTTCGTCGGGCCCGCTGGCCTCGAGCTCAACCGAAACCTCGAGGCTGCTGGGCTGGACCGGGAAAGGGTCGCGGTGACGAACGCGATCCTCTGCTGTCCCCCAGGTCCCGCCAGGGGCGCGCTCGAGCGATTCACCCACACGATCCAGCGCGAAAATGCAGGCAGGCTCAAATACGGGGGTGGGGAGCCCATTCAGCACCCTCTCGACTGCTGCCGACCCAGGCTGCAGAAGGAGATCGAGGCCTGCCCCCGGGTCGTCACGCTTGGGGCTACCGCGTTACAGGCAGTCACCGGCCAGGTCGAGAAAGTCCTCAGCGCCAGGGGAAATCCGCGGACGCTGGAATCGGGAGTGGAGCTCGTCCCGACCCTCCATCCAAGCTTCGTTTTGACCGCGCGGCGCTGGCGAGGGCCTTTCGTCGCCGACCTCA